CTTTTCAATATGCTTTGCTGTCTTAGGATAATCTCTCTTTGAAGATGCCTTTACCTTCCACGACTTACCATCATGATGCAGTCCAATTTGACCCATCATAGCACTTTTGTTCTGTTTAATCTCAAGATTGTGATGTTTACCACTAGCATGAATTGTTCCGTCAGGGGCATCTGTAGAGGAACCAGCACTACCTTGACCCTTCTTTTGCAAGCCATGCTTTTGAAGGTGGCCGTTTACCTGTCTTTCATAAGCAAAGCCGCCTTCTGCTTTCTTTTCTGTAATGTACTCTTCAAACTGCTCATCTGCTCTGGAAGGACGTTTCATTATACCTAACTTTCTATCTAATGCAGCACCATGCAGCTTGTCCTGCATCTTTTTTCTTTTTGTCTTTGGTTGTTCTCTAGGATCTTTACGTGCAAAAGCTCTTTGCTGGAATGGTGATAGCTTAAAGTTAACGATTTCTTCAATCTCTTCATTAACATGTTTCATTATTTCATGAGCATGTGGATGCAAGGCTTTAGGTAAGCCTTTCTTAAATGACTTGTGATCATTAGACTTTGCATGAGCACGCATCTTAGTGCCAGAAATACCTTCTGTACCTTCTGCGTCAGGATCTCTTTTGCCTGCTGAATGAATTTTGATTGATTTGTAGTTGTAGTGTCCATGAGAACCCTTCTTACCATTATACTTGTGAAGAAGGGAATGAAACTCTTTTTCACGATCTCCGGCAGCTACAACAGTCAAATGATCATGACCAGCTGCGTGTAGACGTGAGGCATGGTGCAGTAAAGTAGGATGTTCTTTAGATGAAACAGATACGTTTACACCTTTAGGAGCAACCTTCTTTAAATAACCTAGCTTTTTGTGGGGGTGAATGGGATTCTTTTCTTTGTCATGGCTATGAGACGCAATAACGTGTGCAGACGCACCCTGGCGTTTGGCCTCTTTATGCACCGCGTGCATCAATTTTTCGTGGCCTGTAGTTGGAGGATTCATCCTTCCAAAGGCCATGACAGCTCTTTTTTCCGTCATCAGGTTTTCCTCGGACTAGACTGATTCTGAGATATATTCAAGAACTATTTATAAGAATATCATTCTTTAGTAAGCGTTGGCTCTGGCTTCATTTTTCTCTTGGATACGCATAGCATCCCAGTTTTCTCTGGCTTCGTCCCAAAGGTCTGGATTGCCTGCTTCTGCCCAAAGAATATATGCTAAACGGATCGAATCACGATCAGCTACATCATGGTGAAAGTCTTCGTCAGCTTCGATCATTGCCTCTGCAGCACCGAGATAATTTTCCTTCACCTCGTCGTGCATGGCTCTAATTGGTACACTCATAATAGTCTCCTAATTGATTAGTGTAAATGGATTTAATTTCTTTGTGCCTGGGGCTACGGAGTATTTAGAAGATCTCGAAACGCTCTTTGCTTTTAACTCTGATTGCAGCTCAAAATTCCCTGTTCTGCTACCAACTCTAAGCATAATACGATTAGATCCCGTCTTAAACAGAGGAATCTCGTTTCCCAGGCCCAATGGATCCTTTCCACCTATTCTATAAAAATCATCTCCTGTTTGCATGTAATATGCTGGTTCAGCCTTACCAAAATTGTAATGTAATGTTGCAATGTAACCTATGTCAACATTAATGGTCTCTCCAATATTCTTTGTAGGTTGAGTAGCAAGGTACTCTTTCATCTGTTCAGGGGAAACACTATGTGGCTGAGATCTCTCAGTCTTCGTACTATACATTGACAGCTTATCAGGATCAAAGGAATACTTCTCTGCCATGTACTTTTTAATGTCAGCAACCCAATCTTTTATGTTAGGACTCTTGTTGATTTCTTTCAACAAGGCATCAGTAGCCCGAGACTTAGCATCGGGTTTCACCTGCCACATACCATCATCATAAAAATATCTAATATTGTGTAGGTTATCTGTATGATTCATTTTAACTTCGACCCATGTTGAACTTGGGCCTGTAATTAATATATCTGAATATTTTGAACTCACCTTTGGTCTTGTAGCATTAAAGCCTTCTGGTAACCCATTATCTATTTCACGAGCAACATCAATCTCATACAGCTCGTCTCTTCGGGCCATTATACTTCTTTCTGATTAACTCCTCTGACTTTAAATGGCCAGAATCCAACCCCTACGGATTCTAGCCAAGTCTTTGTATATTCAGAGTTCTTGTGATAGTTTTGCTCAGAAGTAAACCATTGTGTTTGATACATCTCTATGATACCAACATCATTTTGCTTCAGGACGTATGAAACGGGCAGGTCGACTTTATAGCCTTTCCTGATCCCTATCTGCTTAAACTCTTGTAGTAGCTTTTTGCCAAGGTGATCCTCAAAATGAGCCTTCTTCCATGAATCTATTGTCCATGGTTCATCCGGCTCATCTAATGAGGATTGTAAAGCAATTGTCACTTGCCACATTATTATGCGTCAGCTACTTCACCCTGTGTAATAATTTCACGTGTAAATGGGTATGATAAGCTGTTATCACTCATGTATGTGCTTACACGCGTTCCAAGATCGTGGTATGCTGCCTCAGAAGCAAAATATTGATTGCAATGCATAACATTGTCAATCAATTCCCACTCTGCAGTCGAAGATCCGTACAGGTTATTATCTGTACCAAGAGCACGACGAGCATTGTTGTGGTCTGCACCCAATGCATCTACAAAGTGCTTTTGTTTCCAAGAATCAACAGACCAAGTCTCGTTGTCGAGCTTTGAAACAAACTTCGACCGTACTTTCCATTGTGCCATTATTTCCTCCGTTAACGAATTAAATAGTTAGTGTTCGAACACTGATATTTATAATCCTAAAACCCTAGAAGCCTTGTCCAATCCCTTTTTTGGATTGTAACTGTCACGGAAATACTCTTCTAGCTGTTCCATATAAAACGAAACATCACCATCAGTCTGCTCTTTGGCATCCTTGAATAAGTTGACAAGAGATCGTGTGTCAATCTTATCCGGACCGTCGAAAGCAGCTGCTCGGTAAGACTTACCTGGTCGTTGATGCATAAATCACCTCTGCGTCACTCTTTGCGGATTTCAAACTCGTACGATGAAAGGGGACATGATCAAGGATTTGTATCTTGTACTTCTTACGATAATGATCGTTAGGATGCACAGTAGCTACCTTCATATCCATTACTCCATCTTGACCATGACGTAATGCATATCCTTCATAATATACAAACCCAAGGTCACTCCTCATTCTACACCATCTTATAGGATCAGTCAACATCTAATTCTCCAAGTTTACGATATCAGTATCTGTTAATCCAACAGCCTGTCTCAATGCATTGTTCTTTGCATACTTAGACTTAGGGACTAGCTTGTATGTTTCCAAGAAATAATGGACGTAAGCATCTCTGCATTTTTGTTTGTCGGCTTTTTGTAGTCCATCTAAAAAATCTTGAGCAGCTTCAGAATAATACATATTTTACCTCGATCTCAAGTTCCTCTTATTATAAATACTTTCACGATTTAAGTCAACACCAACTAGGAGCCAATATGTTCGACTCCGCATCTCCTACAAAGTCAAAAGGTCCAGAGGCATGATGCCACCTGGACCTTTTTTAGTTTCCTACATCAGACTGAGCACCCGAACCCCACGGATCTCTAAAGACATCGTACTCTCTTCCTCTGTCAAATTCCTGTTGGAATGACACTTGCCACTAGGCTAAAGAACGTCCCCACGCTCCATGCACCTATAATCTGATGTAGTATTTATAATTATATTACCCTTGATCGTTCTGGTCAACGAAAAATTTTGGTGTGCGTCCACCAAATGCACCACCGAGATTAAGATGTCTTGCAAGACTTTGTGCCTCAGACTTCTTGGGAAATGAACCAACTACAAGTTCAGTTGCTATCTCAACAATAACCCATCTCTTTTCTTTTTTCTCTATCCTATACCCTTTCATGGTACAACTCCTTTAGGAAGTCTTTCATCTGCTCGAAGGACTTCGATCTTATACTAAACCTAAACATTTTACGAACATCACCTTCAGCATATGCTCTATGTGAGTGTGTAGAATTAATCAACGCACATTGATAAAAGTAATTAACATATTGATCTTTATCAGTTGGATCATGATAGCCAGTGCTAAACGTACCATCTTCTCTTCTATATTGTATTGGTCCGTATGAATATGCTGTCCATGTATCATCCCCTAACAGGATGTTTAAACTGCATTTAACGCTGTCACAGTGCCACCTGTGCTTAGACCATGGTTGTTGTACCCAAAATGCAATAGAGTCATCTTCTGTTAACTCTAAATGATCTTTCAATGCCATAATGTAGCTAAAATCAACTGAGCTTTCTCTACACTGCTCAAATGTCCATATGCTGTGAGTTAACCAATCGTCTGTTGTCTTACCTTGGGAATCAACCCTTGCTCCACTTTTTGTACCCATAGCTATGTCATGTAGCTTGAGTAACGTATCATACTCTAACATTTTCCAATTTAATGAATATACTTCATCGGTATCATAATAAGGCAATGACTCTGGTCGTTCCATAACCTGGCCAGTATGATAGACCATCTCAGCCTTACCTGATGGAGGTATATAGTTAGCTTGTTCAAAATCGTGGAAAGTGTCTTTGGTCATTTGAATCCTTCAAATGCTTCCTTCATCCTTTGGTTAGTTTCTGACTGATCAAATACTGGTATATCATCGAGCAAGTCATCCTGTGCGTGTTGCTCAACTGTGTAGAATGTCATCTTAGCTCTGTCAACACCTACAACAAACCTTCTATTAAGAGCTGGGTCACTATATCTGTTTTTCAACTGCTTGATCATTATCTGTCCTAGATCATCTAGTTCTTCTGTGCTAATAAGTGCAAACATGAAGTCAGCAGTGGCCGGAAGACCGAAGCTCTCCGAGGTGTCCTCAAGGCCCAGATCAGAACTCGTGTAACCCGATCTAGTTGTTTGTGTTGCAGAGACGATCGGCACGTCAAATTCCACTGACAAACCTCGTAGCTCCTCTGCAATTGCCTTGACATACGTATACGAATTGACTCCTGCTCCATAACGAATCCTTGAGCTCATGCATATATTCAGATAATCAATATAGATAATATCAGGAACAAAATTCTTCTTTGTCTTTAATTCCTGCAAAAGATGTCGGAAGTGGTTACTACCTGCTCCAGTAGTAGGATACTCCTTGATGATAATCTTACCTTTGTGATTATCCTTAATTCTATTTATTTTCTTCTCATACACATCTTTTTCATAGGTACGTAACTCATCCATTGTCACGCCCATTAGGTTTGCGTCAATACGTTCTGCAATCCTCTCCTCAGCCATCTCTAAGGTTACATAGAGAACATTCTTGTTGTCTCTAAGATTGCCTGCCGCACAATGACACATGAACATACTTTTACCAACCCCAGTCCCAGCTAAACCAATGTTAAGGGTTTTCTTGGATAATCCACCGTTTGTGATCTCGTTAAACAACTCCAAGTCAAAAGGTACTTTTTCTTCCTTCTGATGATACCATTCGTATCTGGCATCAGCATCTTCTATTAAGTCATGTCCAATATGAGGATCAAAGTTAACAGCCAAAGCATCGGAAAGGATAGTAGGTAGTGCACCCTTACCTTTGTCACTCTTACCATCGATCACTTGGATCGATTCCATAATGGCATTGTATATGGCTTTATCTTGACAGAACTTCTCAGTCTGGTCAAGAAGCCAATCCATCTGTTCAGCAGGTTCTTCTAACTTCTCTACAATATCTTTTGCAGCACCATGCTGCTCTTCAGTTAGATCATCAGCATTAGACAGATCAATAAGTACAGCGGGGCCCGAAGGAGCACGGTTGTACTTCTCGAAGTAATCAAATACAAGAGAGAATATCTTGCGGTCTGTATAGTCGTGAAAGTATTCAGGCTTAAGGTAAGGAACTACCTTACGTATATATTCTTCATTCTGTATCAGATTCGACAGTATCGTCTTCTCTATCATTTACCATCCCATAGCTAAATTCATTCTTGGCCCATTGATCAATAATCATCATAACATCTTCAGTGAAGTACTTCTCTGGCTCTTTGTAAATAGCCTTTGGATATACTTTACCTTGTGGTGTTTCAATTCGATTAGCTGACTTGTTCCAAACACCTGCCTCTATACCAGCTTCCACCATTCCGTAGTACCGGTCAAGCCCTGTATCGTATCTTAGTAGAACTTCTACTGTTTTGTTCTCTTTGCTTAATCGAGACTTAAACATCTTGACCTTGATAATGTTACCAACAATCTCAGTACCATCACGTTCCTTCTTCTTACCAAGGTATGCAATGGTAGATGCGGCATACTTTAGGCCTGCACCTCCACCCATCTCCTTAGTAGGAATGTAACTACCAATCACTTCATACACATGATTAGTAACTAGCATTGGTACATTGACCTTGGCTAGCTTCAAAGTAAGAACTCTGAATGCACCTTTGATTAACTGAGACTTTGTCATGTCTCTAACATCTTTACCAGCAGTACTATCTTCAACTTCCTTCTGTGTAGATAGAAGGCCCAACGAATCAAGGACCATCATCATAGGAGGTCTCTTATCTTCTGGAGTCTTTTCATACTGCTCAATCACATTAAGAGCATGTGTTCTAAACTTCTGGATTGTATCAGGTTCAGCAACAATAACTCTCTGAGTATCGATTCCTCTAGTTTCCATCATCTCCTTTGTGACAGCTGCCTCTGTGTCATAGAACACAACCCCACCATCAGGATTGTCTGTAAGGAATTGTGATACAACTCCGAGAACAAAGAACGTCTTGCCTGTTGCACTCTCACCTGCAAACGCTGTTACCTTATTATTTGGTACACCTCCATAGATACTACCAGACAACACAGCATTGAGAATATACGATCCAGTATCAATGGTCCCACTATACTCTCCACTAGCTAATCCATCGGCCGCAATGGATGTGTCCTCATCTTTTATGTCTTCGGCCAAGTTTCTAAAAAAGTCACTCATATTTTCACCTTACGTTTAAAATATCTTTTGTGTCAAGTTCTACAATCCCTTTGCGTCTGTAGTAACTCTTTCTTTTTGGTTTTGTTAAACCAATGTTAGCAGCTAGAAGAAGCAAAACAGCCAAGGGATCGAACACAATAATAACAAAAATAATAGTCCACCGAACAGCTGTTTCCAACTGATCTGTTCCCACGTTTGATCCGTACACGAGCTCAGCAACATACCTGATAGGTCCAACGTCAGCCTCCAGCTTTATTTGTTCTTTTTGGAGCGTTGCTCTCTTAGTTTGGAGAGCTGAGATTGCACTTGCAGCCTCATCGATAGATCCATTAAGGTCATCTCGTTCTTCTCGTTGGGACTTCCTGACTGCAAGGGAGCCATCGGGTCCTCGAATGCGGTCGTACTCGATAAGAGTCTGAACTTGAGAATCGAGCTGGGAGATAACGTTTTCTGCATCGGTAATAATCCTCTGTTGACGGTTTATCTGCTTATCCAATTGGGATATCTGTATTGTATTATCCCCCGATTGCAGGGTTTGGTCAATATGGGCTTTCGATAAAAATCCAAATATTCCTAAACTTGTAATCAGCATTAGTAGAATTACTGCACCACTGAGATAGTATTTCAAGAACTTGGGTGTTATTTTCCAATTCTGATATAGCCAGGACACAGTTACTAATTTGGCAACTTCAAGTGACGTGCCCATTATTGCAACTGGAATAACTGCAGCTGCAAAGATTGCTACGAGCCCAACAATAGAGTAGTAAGCTGCTATAGCTGAAACAGCAATAGCAACAAAAAGCGCTAACCAATGAATCAACTGTTATATACTTTTGTAAGCTGGTCTCTAAACTGTTCGACCTTATCCATTCGGTTTGGCCAATAGATATATTCTTTCTCAGGATTCTTCTGTAGATTGTTCAGAAGAGGCATAATCATATTGTACAGACTGTCGATCTTATTCTGTACATCACTAGAAACTGCCTGGGCTTTTTGTGCTGCCAGAACACTATCTTGAACTGCATCTAACTCTTCGGCATCCATTGCTGTGAAGCCAAAGTCAAAATCCATACCAGGTTTAACTGCCATTAGAAATAATCCTCCAACGTAGCCTGTCCTTGTTCTACCTTCCACCCAATAGTTTCTGTGATAGTCTTCATCGGTTCAAGAAAGCTCTTCTCAAACTGTTTCTGATAATCAATATACTCTTCCACACCAAATTGTTTTGGTAGTGCTTGTGCAATTGAGATGACATTCTCACGAGCAGGGTTCGGTAGTTTCAAGTAACAGAACTTAATTTTATCTCCTTCATAGACCGGATTGTATGTATTCACTAAATCATACCTATCCAGCATATCATTATAAACCAGTGCCCCACGTACATGGATTGGTGTACCTTTAGCATAAATTCTCGGTCCTTGACCTTTATATTTAGCTAAACCCTTAACCCCACGTGGGAACGCAATGTCTTCAAACGCAGACGAGAAGAACTGCTTTCTAAACGATTCAACAAAGTCTAACAAGCTACGTTCATCTTGCTCCATGATAATCCGTATAGCTTTCTTCATGTTGTCTCTACAGATCAAAGGAACAGACGATCGTTGAGTCTCTAGTCCCATAATCTTCATATATGGTTCTTTGAACCTTGTGCCTTCAAGATCAAACACATGCAATGCATACCGCTTCTTAGCTGTCCATATACCTTTGTCAGCAAGAGCCTCACGCTTCATGAACATCTTCTGTTCATAAGCATTCATATACGTAGCAAGTTTATTGTACACCTTATCAATATATGGTTCAATAATCTTCTCAGCAGCACGGTCCATCCAGTCGATGATATTATCCGTAGTAGGCGTCTTTCCTTCAAAAGTTTTATCAACCAGCCTGTCAAGAGTGATATACATCGAATCTGTATCACACGCAATAACATAGTCTTCTCCTTCTGTACCAAGCGTCTTATTCATCCAATCGTTTACATGCTTCTCAGCCCAACGAATGGACAATTGCCCGGACAGTGTTATTGATTCAGCATATCGAATATCAAACCATCTGAAGTACTGGTTACCTAGTGCACCATAAGCACTGTTCAGCTGAATCTTTTTAGCCATCTGCATATTGTCTAATTTAGCAATCTCAGCAGATAGGTCTTCTCCAGTATCCTCTTGCTTCTGTCTAACCTCGAGCATTTGCTTCTTGTATACAACACGGTCGTTGTACATCTTTTCCATTAACTTCGGAAGGAATCCTTTGAAGTCTTTTGTATACAATGCACCAGAGCCAGCCATAGCAAAGTTATTTGTTTCCAACCATTCTCTTAGTTCTTGGTTCTCATCAAGGTAGCCATTAAGCATCCTATCGATATGTATACCAGAGTATGGATGTATGATCTCTTTTGGTATCTTATATGAGTCCATTCCAACAAACGTGTCGGGACCAATATTATATTGCATAATCAAATGAGGGTATAGACTATTCAAGTCAAACGAAACAACCCACTTATGCATACCAGTCTGAGGATCCTTAACATATGCACCCTCAACTTGTCGTTCCTTCTCTTCAACTTGCAACAGAGGAACAACAACGTTTCTTTCATACAGATAGTTATGTATGATGATATCCCACATCCGGACAGATGTAAATGCGTCCTGCATATTGACTTTACCATCGTAAGCAATGGCATATGCTAGCTCGAGCAGTCCTAGTTTCTTATCCAGTTTATCGACAAGCTCAACGTCCTTGATGTTGTACTCAATGAACTTCTGGTAGTCATTCTTATACAATGACATCAGTCCATCATACTCACTATAGTCCAACTTCTTCTCACCAAGCTCAACACTACAAATATTATCTAGTGAGTAGCTCTCTTGCTGCGTATATGTAAACTTTCTATACAGAGCAAGGTAGTCAAGAATGTTGATACCTAGTATCTCTGTAGCCCGTCTGATTCCTCTCGACTGACCTCTTTCTTGCCATGCACTAACAGCACGGCTTTCCTTGAACGAACCATCTTGTTCATTCTGGTACTTGAAGTCAATCTTTTTATGAGGACTCAGACGGAGAGCAGTTTCCTGATCAAAGAGATTAATGATCCTGTTAATGATGTATGGTATATCGAAGTTCTCGACGTTCCATCCAGTAACAACATCAACCTTTAACTCTTCCCACAGATTGAGAAAATCCAATAACAAGTGGTGCTCACTATCAGACTTGATATAAGTTACATCAGGTCTATCATTATCAAAATCACCACAACCTATAACATACACATGGTCTCTGCATTTGATACAGATAGCAGTGATCGGCTTAGCTGCTTCTGTGATGTCAGGGAACCCTTCATCAGCAGCCACCTCAATATCAATGTTAGCAACAGTGATAAGAGAAGCGTCATATTTAACAGTGCCAGGAAACGCCTCATTAAGAAACACATACAGATGGTTAGTCAGTCCATAGATTTCATAACCTTTGACATCCTTAAACTTCTTTATGTGCTCTCGACATTCGAATATATTCTCGAAGTCGATTCGTTTGACAGGTTTGCCTTTTAGGCTAGTAAACTCAGAGTTGCCTCTAAACTTATCTGTTGCAACGAACATATGTGGAGCGTAACGAACACGGTCAGTAAAACGACGTCCGTTTTCATATCCTACGACATAAATGTTATTGCCGAGGAGGTGCGCATTGGTATAGAATTTACTCATATTACTATACTAATCGATGTCTGGGATTAGGTCAACACATTAATTGTGGATTCGTGGGGATTTGGAATTGTTTCTAATTTAGCAAATCTGTCGTATGTGATAATGGCAACTTCTGTTGTTGACATAACTCTACCTTGGTAATCGACGTGCTCAGTTCTGTGCAGATGCGTAAACCCATTTGCAGATTGCAATGGTATCATGAACGTTGAATATAACGATGAGATTGCACCAATTGGCTCAATTGGGCTAACTGACATCCCTCATCCTAGCTACGAGACGTTCAGCCCGTGCACCAACTTGATTGTACCATCTACTATCAACCATCTCATCGGCTGCTTCATTCCAGTTCTGAGAATCAACTCCGCGTTTCATTCCTTTGAACTTCGACAGTCTTGGATATCCGAGGTTGAACATCATATTAGCAATTATTTGCTGAGCCTCTTCTGGCAAGCTGTCGAATTCCGGATAAAGTCTGCTGCAGTCAGACAAGACTGTTTCGATATCTTGGTCGAAGGCTTCAACGCATCTATCGGGTGAGACAGGGGTGTCAACGGCAAGCCCATGTTCTGGGTCATCTTCTCTAACAAGATGACCGATCCCAAAAGTAGGATAGCCGAGATGATCAAGGTAGATCCTATGTACAATACCTTCATCTATTTCTAACTGCCTTCTTAACTTATCTACATCCATTATTCACCTCTCAGTTATAAAAAGTGCGGGCTAACCGTGGGCACCGCGCGTGTGTATTAAGGCACAACCCTTCCGGGGGGCGGACCCTGTTATTTAGCTGAAACTTTCTGGGCCCCTTCTTGAAGCAAGGTCTTTTTAGAAGACCCTAAAACTACTTTTCTTGGTTTTAACTGTTCCGGAATAAGCCGGACGAAATCAATAACCAAGACTCCATCGACTAAGTCGGCTCCTTCGACTTCGACAAACTCTGCAACTGAGAATGCCTTTTGAAACCTACGAGTCCCGATGCCCTTGTGGACATAGTCCCGAGCCTCTTCTTCGGTAGGATTCTTCTCACCAGTAATGGTGACTTTGTTTTCTTTGACTTCAACATCTAACTCCTCTTTGCTGAAACCCGCTACTGCTAACTCAATTGAGAAGCGGTCGTCATCATGCTTAATGATGTTATAAGGTGGATACCCTTGTTGGCTAGTGTTATGGCCAACGGATGCTAGAGTTTCAAACATACTATCAAAACCGATAGCAGTGGAACGAAAGGGATCAAAAATGTTATGAAGATTGCTATGTGTAACCATTGTTACCTCCTATTAAAGCAAGGTTAAATTAATGCACCTCTTATGAGCGTGCATACTCAATATAATATATTTATGCTTGAAAGTCAACAGTTTTCATCTGGTTCATAAATATATTTTGGTCTTTTCTTGGGTTCCATACTACGGTATTTCAACAACAAATACCAAAGAAGAACCTGCTTTTTAATTCTGTATATAATTCTCATAGTGTTCTCTCAGTGCATAGAAAATTAATTCATTACCTAACGCGTTTGGATGTGCATCTTCATCACCGCCTATTGTATAATGATCAAATTCTTTTTCTTGATGGTGTCTAAAAAAGTGATCTATGTTCCATCCAGCAAGCATTCTGTTTGGTGGCCATCCAACAAATCTATCGTTTATTAGATGCACATGCGGTGACTTTAATATCTGTTGACCATACATATGAATATCATACCGCTGATATGGATTTGGTTCTGGTCCTTGTATGAATACATAATTTATATTCATAGATTCTAATATCGTTTGAAGTGACCAAATTAACCTTATAGTCTCATTTACAATCCCTTGTAGGTTTTGTAACTTGTACTTATCCATTGTCTCACAAATTTCCAAACAGCCTGGAAAGTTCTCGACTTGTACAGCATATGTGGTCTCAGGAGAGAACGATCTCCATGGTGACTCATGATTAAATGATATTCTGTCCCACTCTGACCACATTACAACAACAAAGTCAATGTCCTTGAACTGGACAATTGCATCAAGCGTTTTACTGTATATCTCTCTGTTGCTAGCACCCATCTGAGCTTTGTTCGTCAATCTTAGATTTAGGTCTTTAGCTAACAGCTCAGGCCATATTGGGAATTGTTCTAATCCAATTGTCTTAGCATAATGTGCAGCAAAGCTACACCCCGTTACTACTAATCTCTTTTTCATCGGCTAACATCTTTAATTCTGTCACAGGCATATCACCGGTTTTATAACTGTTAATTGTTGTCTTGAATACAATGATGTATCTTATTGCATTGCACAATCTTGATACTGGCAGAGATGCATGTGGTAGCCTTGCTGGAAAAGAGATTACTCGTCCTTCTTTATAAGGTGCTACACCTACCTGTGTACCATCACGATCAAAGAATCCTGTTCCACCACCCCAGTTATGTTGCCATGCACATGGCATATACATAAATGTCCAATGTCCATCGTCATGATGAGGTACTCCCTCCATACCATATGTTGCTGCATTACCATAAACTCTTTTAACTGTAACAACATCAGGACCAATAATACGTTGTTCAATTTGGTCCCACAACCTGGGCATCAGTCCTTTATCTTTTTTGAAGCCACAATTCCAATAATTGGTCCCCTCATTAAAGTTATTTCCTTCGAGAGAGTTTTCAGTTCTATTTTGCTTGGTACCATCTTGGCGGTAAGCCCAGGCAGTTTTTCCATACTGCCAAATTCCTTGAGATAATAATTCGAATAACTCCACCTGCAAATCAAAGTCAATGCAGTTATCATGTAATTTTAATGTCACTTTTTCTTTCCTATGTTATACTTTGCCACTAGTTCCCATTGATCTTTATCTTTGAACGGAATAATTTTTACCTGACTAAGAGGTGCTATTGGATCTGAAGTTGTGTTAGGATCGTTAATGTTTACCAATCCCCATTCAGCTAATAAATTTGTTATTGTGTTGCGTCTTGCAATATCTTCAGCTGTAATGCTAGACGGCTTGCCATCTAATTTGAATAGCTCTTTAAAGTGAACTATGTAGTATCTACCTTGCTTGTGTAGAATGTGACAGCTCTGAAATAGTTTTCTGTCTTTTCTTGAAGCCACCCCAATGCGTGTTAATGTCTCACGCACTTTCAAAAAATCATCATCCTGTTTCAGAGATACTTCTACTAAGGAATCAATTACTGTTTGATTCATTACTAATACCTCCGCATACCTTTGTTCTTATATCGTTTATTTGGTCGGAGGATAATATAGCTAGAGCTTGCTCAGCTTTCTTTGTGGAATAATCAAAATATAGTTTAACCATCTCTAAATCATTACTATCCTCAGCCTTCACCCATTTCGAAAATCTTTTTTTGGGCCTTATGCTATTTAGCAGATATTCATATTGGAGTCTGTTATCCAAATGTGGATACCCGTTCATCTTATTGCTATACATTAACGTATCAGCAAAATAGGATAGAGATTTGTTGGTCAAAAACGGAACATAAGCATCTTCAGCTAGCTTATCATTATCAGTATCAACCATTAGATTCTTTTTGTTATGGTTAATACTATTCACATAATCAAATGGTTTCATTTTAAATCCAACGTAAGTTGTTGTAAATCATATTCATAATTTCGAGAATCTTCATTGTCTCTTAATAACCATGCACCATTGTTGATGTGAAATCTATGAGCCATCTCGGTCTTCGGTGATAATGTTACTAATCTTTCATATTCATTATCCATTGCCCAGTCTCTCAAGTCAAATATTATTTGCCTGCCAGCTCTTGGTTTATATGACCAAACTGTATATGCAACAACAATTTTATTGTGCTCCCAATTACTTTGATGCTTTAGATTGACTATGTCTCTTACATCTGTCGGTACTTTAGGCAATGTAGCTGTGCAAACTACTGCATCTGGATCTTGAAAGGCCCCACGACAAAAGATTGGACCCATACGTCTTCTCCATTCAAAAGAGAGACCTGGTCTTACTGGATCATCTGCAATCGGCGCCCACGTATCAAAATCACTTACTGGTAGTTTTGAAAACATCATCTATTACCCTATTCATCACTTCTGCGTTATACTGATTGTTCTTAATTCCTGGGTGCATTAAGTCTCGAGCAAAGTCCCCTTGTATACCCATATGCCGAAACTCCTTTACCTGTTCACTTTTACTATCTTCCGGACATAAAAATATTGCATTGTTCGAATGACATAACCACTTTATTCCATCAAGACATTTAGTCCATCTTATCATACAAGCCTGATCATTGAACAAATGTTGTAATCTCTTTTCCCAATGTGGATCATCTTGTTGTACAGTAACTACATCCCAACGTTGAAAAGGTTCGTTGTATACTTCTGTCCTTGTCGATATCCATGGGTTAGTCATAATTACGTAGTTTGGTTTCACCTGTTCAATGTAATACCTTAACACCCTATAATATGTATCAATACCAAAACCCGGAAGACCAAAATTAATGTACCTATATCCTCTTGTAATGCTATTCATATAATGAGTCATGTACGGCATCGTCTCTTCTATTGGTACACCTGTTCCAAACGTATTGCTATCACCCAACCAAAGGACTCCACCTTTTTGTGCTGTATAGTCAGGTTGTGTACCATCATGTCGGAAACCTTGAACTGTAATATGGTAATCAATTTGTTTGTTGATCCACCCATTCTCTTGCAGCAGTCTTTTATTTCTTTTATGCTTTAGATGTTCATTATACCTTTCTTCAGAGTCTGTTGGAAACCAAGACACAGTTTGCCCATAGTGCTCGGAGATCCAATGGCATGGAGTCTGGTTGAAGTCTTCTAGTTGATATGGAATGTGTTGTAGCCATCCAATCTCTTCTAGCTTCATTCTTGACTAGTCCATTCGTTTAAGCAGACATCACATGCACAGATCTCATACTCAACACCATTATCATCCTGGCCACGAACCACTACAGCTCGTTCCATGGCATCTTCATTTATCTCTTTGCTGCAATAGTTGCACGTCAGCATCGGTCTCTATCCATACCCTGGCTCCACACGATAGGGGTTTATCGGGTGAGTATATAATCTTACTCGGACCCAATATTTCAATTTCATGAGCATAGTCATTGCTCTTACTTGTCTTACACGTAATTACAGGTTCACGTTCACCAGTCTTGTGATTACGTCTAATCACATGCATATTGATATGTATGCGTTTCTTGGTCATCTACATTTCTTCATCAATACACATCATACTCTTGACGTGATTAGCTTCTGGGTAAACACTCTTCCCAAACTCTTCCAAACCTTTCCAATGTTTGTTAATATACTGCTCACATAAATCCACCGTTTCAAATCTTAAAGGTACACCATGACGTGCTTCAACCTTTACAGAATCTGGATACGTCATTGGTTGTGGCATGAACATTACTATTAGGATAAAAATTGACTTCATAGTACATACTCCATAAGGTCCCTGAGCACATTAGCATTCCTTGCATGTGCCTTTGGACCTTGGTGTGAAAGCTCACGACTCATATCCTCAACACGAAACTTATTATCAAAACGAGCAACAATGCTATCTCGGTAGCTATCATCGACATCTTCTTCCACTGCCAACAGATCCACGTTGTTGCTGTGACATAGCCATTTGATTGCATCCAAGTTTTTGTACCATCTTGTATAGCCCATGACCGTGTGAAAGTATTGTACCAAAGCATCTTCTTTGTCCATCTTCAATTGTTCTCGTATTAATTTATTGGCTGTAATAGAATACCAATGACCTATTGCATCACTAAAGTACTCTGTTCTAGCCCCCTGCCACGGGTGAGACATTACAATAATGTCCGGCTGTATTTCCTCAATATAGTATTTCAAAATCCTGTAATATGCATCTATCCCATGGCCGTGCATGCCCATGTTCAAATACCTTTTATCTTTTGTCTTTGAACACGAGTAATGTGCTTTGTATGTAAACGAGTCTTCGAGCATTATTCCCATACCTAGTACATTGCTGTCACCAATGTATATTACACCACCTGTATCTTCCAGGTAGTCCGGAGTCGATCCATCATGTCGGAAACCTTGCTTACAAAAGTAGTAATCGTTTTCCTTCATAGTCCCGTCTGGATTTATCCAACCACTTTGTTTTAACCACTTCTTCTTTTTGCTCCTCATATTCTTTTTCCAGTTGCGTTCAATATCAGTAGCATACTCTTTTGAATGACAAGGAAACTCTTGATCGTTCAATGATGCTGCAGCATTGGTATGCATAGGAGGAGTATAGTCATAGGCAAAATCTTTATTCTTATATCGATTGCCTGGTAGTATTGTCAGAGGACCTTTTTCGTAAGTATTGTCTCTGATAAACGACTGGCCAATATCTTTGAGTTCTTTTACGATATCCCAGTCAAAATCCGTTCTAAATCTTTCTAGTAGCGTCTTTACGTCCATTCAGCTTCTGCCATAATTTCAGTTAAACATGCAACGGTGTTTATTTCTTGATCAGCAACAAAGGCAGCTTTATGTTGGTAGTCTGCCAAAATTAAAACCACTTGAGGTACACTTTGTGGTTTAAGAATATTGCTAGCCTCATTATATATGTTTCTCATTAGGACGTGTGATTCTGTGTCGAGGTTTTGTCCGACCCACTTACGCATCTCTGTAAAGTTCTTGTCTTTAAGAAGTTGTACAAGCGTCTTAAAGCTCTCATCGGATATGTTAGTAAGGATCCCACTATCAATAGACCCAGAAACAGAGTACCGTTGTAACTCATTTAACACTCTCCTCCAATCAGGAAACCATCTTTGAACAAGTTCAGCAACAACCTTTTGGTCAAAGCTAACATCTTCATTGTTTAAGATGCCACACGTACGTTTAAAAAACTCAGCAGCAATCTTAGGTTTAGATTTATTTTTAATCTTGAAGTCAATAACACTGCATCTGGAATGCAGTGGTTCAATAATCCTGTTCTTGAAGTTACAGGTCATTATGAATCCACAGTTCTTAGAGAACTCTTCCATAAAGTTTCTAAGGGCCGGTTGTGTTGACTGAGGATTAAGATAGTCAGCTTCGTCTAAGATGACGTACTTTCTTCCACCAACCAACGATACAGACGACGCAAACTGCATAATATCATTTCGAAGAGTGTCAATATTCCCAGATAGACTGCCATTAATGACAACATAATCACAATCCAGCTGTTCAAGCATAGCTTTTGCAACCGACGTTTTACCGACACCTGGCCCTCCTGATAGCAATAAGTTAGGAACATTCTGCTGATCAACAAACGTCTGGAATGTCTGCTTTAGATCAGAAGGTAGTATACAGTCGGCTACTGTCTTTGGACGGTATTTCTCCACCCACAGGTAGTCTTCACGCATAATATAAATCTCACTTCATTCATTATTTAAAGTCGGAATTCTGTTCAACAGCAATCCAATATACCAGACTTGGTCCATCAGCATTTAGACTGGTAAATTGTGAGATACCTCTTGACGTAATCCTCACATTGTAATCATAATTCATAATCTTGATGTTTTCAACTTTGAAGATAAACCTAAACTTATGTCCAGTTTTATTGTCCTCAATCACTTCATCATATGTGTCCGAACCTCTATCTGAGCTGTTAAGGGCAGACAAAGATATATTCTCATCACCACAAATAGCAACTTCTGGTAACTGCATAACACTAGCAGCACGCAGAACATTTTGTATCTGACGTTGAGTAACTGTAATGTCAACATCAGGATCTGGCAAGTCAATACTATCCTTCGGTGGTGTAATAATCATCTCAGGATCTGCAAACCGATAGTTTACAGTCTGAGCATTGCCATTGACTTTAACATGGTGTGAGTCAAAAGTCAACTGCGGCTTCTCAAATAATCCCAACACACCTAAGAAACGATTGAGATCATAGATTGCTCCACCAGATGGAAAACTATCATCTAAAGTAGCTACAGCCATAATGCTCTTTTGAGCAGAGACTGTTGACAACTTCGTTCCTTGTTTTAGTTCTACTGAAGGGTTAATTAACGAGAAGTTCTTCAGTACGTTCACTGTATCATTACTAAGTTCCATATCACTTCTTCTTTCCTATTTGTTCTTGGTCAGCAGTAGCTGATGCACCTATGCTAGCCAGTGCCTGCAGACTACCACCATAAACAAAACTACCAACGTGCTGTAGTTGAATCCATGGAGCCAACCATACCTTTAATCCAGCCTTCCGAGCCCATTGGCAGAACATATAATCCTCAGACAAATAACGTCTTGACTCAGGATCAATTAATGCTTGGAAGAACATCATGATTTCTCTTGTGCCATCAAAATGTTCTGTCCGAACATGATCAGGTTTGTAACTAAAACCACCAGGTGATAGTTCTGAGTCCTCCCAATAAGCATCCCTAAACTTTTCTAGTGCCTCACGCTTAATCATCATAAATCCAGTTCCACCTTCTAGCACTTCAGCCGGCTCATCTAGTTGAACTTCTTTAGTACCAGGAACAGGATTGAATACGTAATCACCAACAAAGCTATCTAATATGTTTGGATCTTCATCAGCATGACCTTGATCTGTAGCAGCCTTAATCTTCTCCCAAGCAATACACTTCTTAGGATAAGGAGCACAAAGGATATCATACTCGTTATTAGGATCCTCATGGTCTTGCAAAGCTAACATAGATATCACATCATTAGCTTGGAAACCAATGTCACTATCAATAAAGAACAGGTGTGTAAAATCCTCGTTACGTAGAAACTCATCACAACAGTAGTTTCTAGCTCGAGTAATTAGACTCTCATTAAACAGATAGTAATACTTCAACTCAATTTGATAATGCATGCACAGTGCTGACAAGTCGTTAGTTGACTTACAGAACATACCAGCACACATACCTCCATACATTGGAGTTGCTACAAATAACTTACGTCGACGTAGGTCGTCGATCTCAACTTTAATTTCCATCTATAAACTCCAATACTTTGGTCCATGCACCAATATAATCAAACTTGTTATCAGGGTTAATGTTTCGTACTTTTAACGAAGGTGTTATTCTTACACCACCCCCATTAACCACTGTATGAATACAATTAGGATTGACCCAAGCACTTCTCAGACCTGTTGTTATAGCATCGTACAATGGCTCTGGTACTTTGCTCCAATCATCCCCACCTTCTCTCATATACTTCCAGAATGGATACTTCTCCATAATGTCTGGCTCGAGGTGTAATCTTTTACCTGGTCTGTCTTGTGGTAAAGATTCACTAAACCACAAAACAGATCCAGGGCCTCCCTGGTAGCCGTAGAAGTTTAATCTTGCTTCAAGGCCGGCGCCATCTGTATGAAGATGAGGACATACACCATCACTACCATTACAAATTAACGTTGGCCAAAACAACTCGATTCCATACGGCTCGAGTTGTGGATTAAGCGCTTCCATTGTTCCACGCATCAAGTCTTTACTGTTAGGAATAATCTCTAACTTGCGCGCACCCTTTTCTTCTCTATCTAAATCCTTACCATACTTGATATTGAATTCAGGGTTCTCAGCTACAAGAGTATGAATAATATCTTTCGGTAAGTTAAGTTCAACTTCATCGAATACCCAAGGTAGTAACTCATCAAGATAATCTTGATCTTCTTTAGTCATAAACAGCGGGCTACTAACACAAAACGATCTATTGTCTTCAAACGATCTAGTTAGCCAATGGTATAAATCAAGATTCATACTTTTTGTCGTGCTCCTTCCCAACACCATAAGAGCCATCGTACTGATTAAGACTCTCAGCTTTCCATAATAGGAACTGAGCTACTCGAGTATGCTTTTTGATATAAGCCTCTCCACAATTGACGTGCAACGCTCCAGCCATCACACCATTATAACCACTGTCATATAAACCAGACGTGATAAACAAACCATTACGGTTTAGTGTTGATCTCGTAATAACAAAACCAGCTTCATCAGGTCCAAGATGAATTAGACCTTCCATAATTATCTCATATGTACCTTGTTGCAGATGCCAGAATCCTTCTGTGTCTGTCGGGTGGTACTTGATAGTTTTTACTGGCTCACTACCACGGTGCTCTTTATCTTCTTCACTAATTCGAAATGGCTTATTGGAAATACGTTGAATCGATTCTATTCTCAAGTCAATTGCATTCGGTTGGACATCACCAGGCTCATATCTAGATAATGAGCTCTGGCTATTTTCAGATGCCAGATGTATCATCATTTATTCATCCTCCGTAAAATGAGCTAGAAGAACAATATAATGAACAGCCTTTAACAGATCCTTTCTGTTATATCCATCCTTCTTACCATAACGCATTAGATACTTAATTGCTGTATCTCTTGTTGTTGTAGCAGCACTACCAAGAGTGTGCCAAACATCAGTCGTCTGGATCTCTTCTTTACCAACATAATGACCAGCATATGTCGTCCCAATATATTGAAGACATTCCTTCAACATCTTATCTTCACCATAACGAAACTTAGATACGATCTCATCATGCACATCAAAGTCTGTTGGTGGGACACTCATATCAATCTCCTTTTCGACTTTGTCTTGTATAGGCTTGCCCCACAAGTCAGCAGGAACATCCTCCCGGACAGGATACACTTCCGGACCTTTATCCTTGCTCAACTCCAATCGTACAGGATATGCTTCCGGCTGTATCGGCTTGCCCCACAAGTCAGCAGGAACATCCTCACGAATAGGATAGACTGGGATTTCAGCTAATACACTAGCAGCATCAGCAACTGAGGTCAAATCATCATTATCAGAAGTCAACCCTTCCATCAAAGCATCTGGCTTAGGTCTAATCATTACCACGTTCTACCTCCACATAAGTTATCGATATACTCCATGTTATATCGAGCATCGTCTATTAGATCATTCTCTTCTGTTAGGAAGTCAAAGTCAACCTCTTTGTCAAACTTTCCATGGTTTAAGCCAGTAGGACTACTATCAAATCTTATACCATTCAATCCAGCCCACACAGCAGCCGAACTATCCCACGTATCAATTAGCTCAACAAATTGTTGCACTAAACAGATCTCATTGGGACCTTCGGTCATTCCTAAGAAATGAAACTTCTTACCTTTCTGCTTGATACTCTTGAGATCAAACCTCTTATTGATCTCACGCATGAACTTCCACCTTGATAAAAACTTCTGCATTCTATAGCTATCGACAGTCCCCACCTGATGCATCTCACAACCATATGCTATAGGGATGTTAAGAATACTAAACGCTACGTAATCAATACCAGGATGATGGAATGCCCAACCATAGGATGCAATCAGTCCTTCAAGGTCTCCAGCCTCAGCTTGAGGACAGAAGAATGTACCTATACCAACATCACGACATTGTGGTATCATTTCAAGAGCAGCATCCATTGTCCTCTTTGCTGGTTCTTTAGGATAGTCAGATAATACAAGATAATCAGCACCAACTTTCAAAGCCATATCAATTAGCTTTTCAGTTGGATACATTGGCTGACAGCGTTTGTACATTTCAAATGCACTATTATCTAAAATGACTTCCCCATTACAATTACGATAGAAATCAGCATACCCTTCATCTTCCTCAACTAAATGAGCAAGCGCTAGGTGTACCGGACGACTATGAACTAGGGGTAAATGTGGGGTAGGTACGATATGACAAAAATCAATGGACATCAGGATTCCTCAATAATATAGCTCCATTCTCACCATCTTCACTGACCTCGATCTTTATCTTACGGCCAGGATAATGTTGTTCTATATATTTAGCTAAGTCTTCAGCAAGCATCTCACAACTTTTGTGATCTATTTCCATCGTACCATTACCATATAACTTTTCAAGTTCACGCTTAAACAGAATGAACTCAATCTCTCTATCATCATGAAATACTTGCACTTGTACATTGAAGTGAAACATATGACGATGGGGATAAGCTAGAAACTCAATTCCCGGCATCTTATCGGCATCGGGCCACCGATGTATTCCTTCCTTCTGGAAGGTTACAAAAATCCACGTGCTATTCATAGCCATAACAAATTCTCCATGTTAAAAGTTCATCTCAGCACTCACCGTGCCATGATAAGACTTTAGTTTCTTATTCAATTGCCACACATTATCATTAGCCCGATTAAAGATTTCTATCAATCGGTCTTCGGTGAGGTAATCCGGAAGGAGGAAGAACTCAGTTATCCCTCCCATACCATCTAGTGTACCAGACGGTAAATCAAAATGCTCCTCTAGCTGAAAGTCTTTTGGACATAGTGCTTTAAATGCATGCTCCATACCAAAAGCTGCCGCTCGAGCAAGACTGTAAGACTCACTACTGCAGTAAACAGAAGCAAGTTCCTCAATCTTAAATAAATCGTAGCCTGGGTGATGAAATTTTGAACTCTTCCCAAAACGGTCCTCCAATAACCTACTATGTGACTTGGATATACCAGTCTTGTAAGCCTGCTTGTCATTACAACTCCACTTGAGCAAATAATTATTCATTGGTCAACTCTCAGTTTAAGATAGACAGTCCTCTTGCAATGTTGAGGAACTCACGACGCATCTCAGATGACTGCTCAGCAAACACACCCTCGACAGCTAGTGTACAAGTGCTTGATCCAGTATCTTGAATCCCTCTACTCTTTACACAATAGTGCACCGCTTCAAGATATACAGCAACATCAGGTGTACCAGTAACAAACGAGATCGTTGCAGCAATCTGCTCAGTCAGTCTCTCTTGGACTTGAGGGCGCTTTGCAAAGAACTCTACGATACGATTCAACTTAGACAATCCAAGAACCTTAGCCTTAGGAATGTATGCAACACAGGCCTTACCATCAATCACAACAAGATGGTGTTCACAGTTAGATTGGACATTGACATTACGTTCAACCACAAATGAGCCAGGTGAGTTCTTACCCATCTTATTCTCAATCGTAGTACACTTAGGAAACTGGCTGTAATCCAATCCCCAAAAGATTTCTTTGACCCACATCTTAGCAACACGATTAGGTGTATCCATCAGTGAGTCGTCAGTAAGATCAAGACCGAGCGCCTTTAGTGCCTCAGTCATCTGACCTTTGATGAGCTCAATCTTTTGCTCAGCAGGCATATTTACCTTATCGGTCATTGGTGTTTCAAGACCAATGCTTTCCAGATGGTCTTTTACTTTCTGACCCAATACAGGATCAGACTTATAATCGGGGTGGCTCATCTTTTCTCCTTCTCCGGTGGCAGTTCCCACGGGAATATAATCCAGTCTTTAGTATCTATTGATTTAGCTTTGAAGTCAACATTAAATATACTGGACGTCCTTTCCCACAATGCTGCGGTTTTTATATTTTGTTTGACACGGCGTGGACCTAGAACATTGGCATCTGCAATATCTTCGAGTATTTGTGAGAATGTTTCACCAGAGTCGTTGATATCGTCCACTAGCAGAACCTGTTGATCACGAGACAAATAAAGACTTTCTTTGATTGCTCCGTCCCTCAATTGCCAAGTAATACTCTTCATAGGTCTACTAAGCAAATGTGACAGGTAAACGGAGGGCACGAGCCCACCTCTTGCTATTCCTACAATGAGGCTAGGGCTCCACTTCATATGCTCTGAAGATACTTCATCTTCATAGATTTGTATCCTCATAGCTATATCCTTGATATCCTTGTAATAGGTATCAATATTATACGGGATCACGCAAAGTGTTCCTTTAACGTCTCTAGCTTGTCTTGAGCTTCAGCCATTCTAGCTACCTGAGTATCTACAGCAGCAACTACGTCCGGATGTTCTCCTATACCTGCTGGGTTTTGTAAGTAAACAGTAATGTTGGCAGCTGCTTCAGCCATCTCAGCCTCATACTTTTTTTCAAGAGCCTCGATCATATCCGACTTGATCATATCCATCATTGTACTTGCTCCCTTAGTTCTTGGACTCTGTTCTCTAAGACATTAACAGCAGTCCTTAGGTGGCCAGTATCATGATCTGTGAACCTGCTTTTCAAAAGAGCAACTTCTTCAACCAGAACAACAATCCTGTCCACAATGGCTCCATTGTTAGAAGCCTTTGCTTTAGTCGTCATCAAATTCTCCATCTTCTCTGTGGCCTGTCTTCATGGCCATGTTGCTGTCCGTTTCACGGACTTCCACTTTGCAGCACCATATACGATCCTGCTCTCCATAATCTTTTAAGAAAATAGTATTTACATATTCATATAAGAATGTAGCTAAACCTTCACAACCAGTCTTTTCTACTTGAGTAATCTTAGCAAGACCAAGATCACCTAGCTTCAATAGATGATCACGATCTGGATCATCATCAGCTACTAACAATGTATGATCAAACCAATCTTCAAGCAGATCTTTTAGAGGTCTAAGACCTCCAAAGTCCATTACCCAATTTCGAGTATCGAGCGTTTCGGACTCAAACTCAAAATGAAACGAAAGTGCATAACCATGAATTAGGTTACAATGACTATCAGCCCTCCATTGCCTATAGGCAACAGGACCAAGATGTTTGTAAGTTTTAGTAGAAATATACATCTACTTGCCTCCATAGAATGAGTGAATGCCCGACGTCCGGTCTCGAGCTACGTGAGGATAATCCTCATTCTTTATCTTCATATTCCCACTGATTGATACACGAAGGCCACCGGTCTCGTTCCTTGTTGTATAGTGGGGCAACCAAGATGGAAAGACAATCAACAATCCCTCTTGAGGGGTCACAGAATGATTTCGGGTTTGGTTGTGTTGTTGCATCTGAAAGATTATATTACCACCTTTCATCTTATTAGGCAACCTTGGATAGTATACCCATGAAAGATTTAAGTTCTCATAGTCTTTCGGATTTCTATGACTATGTATCATAGTCGTAGCATTATCTTCTAAGATATGTGCCCATATCTCAGATAAGAAATATCTATCATCAATCGTTGAGTGAAACACTTGCGTCACTTTATTCTTCAACATATCAACTACACGATGGTCAGGTATTCTTGAGTCTTCATTACCCGTTGCGTTTGGATCATCACTGATCTTCTTGTCTCTCCATTTCAAACACAAGTCTGTTAGAGTTTCATTTTCCATACCCTTGATGTGGGCCATCCCAACACCAACATAACTAACAGGGGTAATACTGACCATTTTATACTCCTATGGCATTGCCCCAGAGATAAGCATGAACCCTAGCAGACACGTTGAAACCACGATCTAAAGCCATATTAGCCACCTCTCCAGCATCTTTATATTGATCTTCTACAGTTGCACCAACTGGCATGATCCATACAGGATAATCAATACCAGCATTTCTGAACAATGGAAGAACCTCATCTAACTCATCCCAACATTCTTTTCGTCCATTCATTACAAACTTCAGCTGACCGTGTTTGCTTAACATCCTATATGTCTTCAAGTTATCTGGCTTAATGGCTTTACCTCTAGGTTCACCAGAAACAGACCATAGCTTAGGACTCAATGACCAAAATATTTCACCATTGTAACAACCTTTGTTATTGAAGAAGGTAATGAACTCTTCAGTAATAGGTTGTGTACCATTCGTCTCGAATGTAATATTATTAGGACCTCTGTTCCCATTTCTTAATTCACTTACAATGCCTATAATAGCTTGCTGTGATCTTTTCAATAGTGGCTCACCACCTGTAACGCATAGATGTATATCTTGCCGACCAATATTTCCATAAGGCTGTACAAACTGATCAAAGGGAATTATATCAAGTAGTCTATCTGCTATTTCTTTAGCCGTCCCAGTTCTTTGCAATGCTCTGAATTTCTTATGCCACGAATAAGAACTGTCACAGCCTTTTTCAAATACTGGTAGTTCTTCTAGCGCGTTATACTCATCAGGATTGACTTTAAGGTACGGCAACTCATACGACGTTGGATCAGTTGGATCATCCTGTCCAAAACCATTACACTGCAGGTTGCAGGTAAAGAACCTCAACCACGCAGTAGGTACCCCAGTGTACTTTCCCTCACCCTGTGCAGAGTAAAAGATTTCACTATAATGGTAAACTGAGTCCTGTTTTACCATACTTCTTTCTCCATTTCTTGAATGCCATGTCTCTTTTCAGTTTACTTACTTTCATGGTATAGTCAACGCCCATCAGATGATCATACTCATGCTGAAATACTCGTGACGTAATATCTTGAAATCTACGTGTGACTACATCCCCATAGGGATCCTGAAATCGTGCACGCACATATCGTGGTCTGTTGATTCTTAAACTGAGACCTGGATATGACAGACATCCTTCCTCCAGAAGAATTTTATCATCTTCACTTAAATAGGTTATCTTTGGATTGAATACAGCATATGCTGGCTCACCCTCCATTACAAAAACACTTAAAGGTATACCAACTTGATTAGCGGCCAACCCGTACCCCATCTTTGATCTCATAAACTTGACTAGGGATGCTGATAGGTCTGCTGCATTCATTTGTGGATTCTTAAAATCAAACGGTTCGGTTTCTTTGTGAAGGTAGGTATTGTCAAAATCTAGTTCAAGCGTTCCATCTTTGTCATAGATAAAAGCCTCATGCTTGTACCAGAAGGGGACAGCACCTTCCTGCGTTGTGTCAATCTCAAGTTGTTTGGGAAGCTCTTTGTCTTCCAGTCCTTCAATCTTTAGTGTTGCCATTATACACCTTTACATTATATTTCTCTTCAAACATTTTACTGTCTTCGAGATCGTTCACCATTGGTTGGCCCTTTATGTTTAGACTTGTATTTAGTAATATAGGACAGCTAGTTCGATGATAAAACTCTTCCAAAATATCTCTTAATGGTGAGTGCTTAGCTGATTGTTTACTAACAGTATGCACACGTGATGTTCCATCTACATGAACAACGGAAGGAATATCTTGCTTCCTTATACATGGAATAGCATATTGCATAAAGTCATAATTCTCTAATGTAGATACAGCAAAATAATCACTAGCATGCTCAGACAAAACTGATGGTGCAAAGGGTCTAAACTTCTGTCTCTTCTTTATTTCATTGACCTTGTCTTTGATATTGGGATCTCTTGGATCAGCTAGTAAGCTACGATTCCCAAGAGCCCTAGGACCAAACTCAGCACGGCCGGCGCTAACACCAACGATGCCATGATTAATAATGTGGTCAACGACCGACGAGATATCATTCAGGTCTCCAGCATCTTTACCTGTAAAACAATGTTCGAAGTTTATTTTCTTTTTCTTCACCAACGCAGCTGCTCCTAATGACGATCCTGCATCACCTGGATTAGGAAATATAAAGTGCCGCTTATTATTGAATATCTTTCTATTGGCTACAACATTATGAGCAACACCACCACCATAGACGATAGGTCCATCAATCTTGTTTATCATACCCTTTAATAATCGTTCGGTCAACAGCTGAGCATTAAATGCCAGGTCTTCATCAGATGCATGTGGTGCAAAGTCTTTACAGCCTCTATCAAGGTTATGCTTCTTCATTAACCTTTTCATTGCCTCATATAAGGCTATGTTGTCTTTACCATAAGCAGCCATTCCCATCAGAATATACTCATCTTCCATTGGTTTTAATCCAACACGGTCAGTAATGGCTGAGTAGAATAAACCAATAGACAACGGAAACCTTATAGATGAGACCTTTTTATATCTTGCTACTTGTTTACCCAAGTAACTTTTTTCATACCAACAATTCCATTGACTAATGGTATCGAACTCACCTATAGCATCAACAACAAGTGCAGTAGCTTTTTCAAATGGTGAGCATTGGAATGCTGCAGCTGCATGAGATAAGTGATGACTAAAGCATTGGCTATACTTATAGCCTAGCTTTCTTGGCTTAAAAGCATAAGACCATCTACGTTGATATAAATGTCTCAATGCCTTTATGTGAGGCCTTTCATAAAATGCAGCATGTTCCCATGTATATTTGTTATTAACATACTCCATGAATTCAGGGCTTAGGTACTTGTTATTTTTAGTCTTTGAGAATCTTTCATCATGAGCCGCAAAGACAATTTCGTGACCATCAAGTATGGTCACGGCTGCATCATGATAGCCCTCACTAAATCCAAGTACATTACTCATAAATGTATGGGTCCTGCTTTTTAAGTTTCTTCAGACGTCTCTTCTTCCGAAGCCTCTGTAACCAATCTCGGAAACGCTGTAACATTTTCACGTGTGGTTACCTCCTGTCTTAATCCAGTCGTACTAAATTGATGCTGGCGTTTATTGTAATGCATCTTTATACCAAGATCCTTACCGGTATAATCTTTACCGTAATAATCTTCACCAATGATACGTACATGAATAGGAATATGTATAAGCAGGTCCAACAGGTTCTGTTCTGTCTCGTATGGTATGATCTCGTCAACATACTCAACAGCTTGTAGCTGAATATATCTTTCCATCATTGACTGTACAGGTTTATTCTTTTCAGGTCTATCGATAGTTGGATCTATCTGCAGTCCACATATTAGATAATCACATACTTGCTTTGCTTCTCTCAACATTAGTATATGACCTGCATGCAGCAAGTCAAATGAGGAGCATGTAAAGCCTATAATTTCGTCTTCATCATTCATGATCTACTCCACAAACCTTGAGAAGTTATGGGACTTCTCAAATCGTAAAACATTAGTAAATTTATCAACTAGCATATCTGTCTTGTGACTAATGATAAACACATTGGTATCAGAAACTAAGTCTCTAATAATTTTCATGAACTCATCAGTCCCTGTAGTATCTAGGCTACTATCAAATACCTCATCCATAATTAACAAATTAGTGCTAGCACTATTCTTTAACTTAGCAATTGCTCTCCATGTGAATAGCAACGCTAAATCAATCCTCATCTTTTCACCTTCACTAAATGACTCATACGAAAAGTCATCTCTGAATCTGGACTTGATTGTTTCGTTAAACTGCTCATCGAGTTCGAACTGTACAAAGAAGTCCATAGCAGCTAGATACTTATTTATTAGCTTGTTCATAATAGGAACATACTGCTTAATGATTCTAGCTTTGATGCCAGTGTCTTTCAACAACCTCTGGCCTAGATCGTATACGTTTTGCTTCTCAACTAACTCACAATGGATTTCATATTGTGCATCCTTTTCTACAAGCAATGCATCGATCTTCTTACGTTCATCTTCAATTGTATTATCAGAGACAGCATCAACTAATGACTTCAATTCCTTTATGTACAGATCTTTTGAGTTGATGATTGATTGTGTGTCTATTAGTTGATGCTGTTCCTCTGTTAACTTAGCTGTGATATCAACAATCTCAGCTAATCTTGCATTCTTAGTATCCAACATATCTTGTAACTGGTCAACACCCAATTCGACTTCAGCTTTTTTACTTGTTTTGTTATCGATATGGGTATGCTTATGGTTCTCGTCCAGTGGCTGCTTGCACGTTGGACATTCATCATGGTTCTCAAAGAATGCAACCTCCTTCTCCAACTTATTAACCTTGTTAACAAGCTGGTCCATAATCTTCTCACTCTGCCTTAGCTGCTTTGTAACTTCTTCCTTATCAGCAATCTGCTCTTGTAGCTTGGTTATCTTTGTCTGATGAGTACCAGCAACAATCTTCAACGAATTAATCTCAAACTGTACTTGTTCTATCTGCTCCTTCTTCTGAGCAACATCATCATCCTGTTGAGTCTGTAGTTGATTAATGTGCTCGTGCATCATATCAATCTTTTGCTCAAGTAAGTCTAGCTGATACTTAGTTTCTTGTAGCTTGCTTTTGTTATCAGACACCTTATCCTTTAGCAACATAGACATAACAGAGAACACTCCAATGTCGAGTAGGTCTTCAATAACCTCTCTACGTTCATTGGTTCTCAGTTGCATAAATGGTACAAAGTTGGATGAGCCTAGGACAACAATCTGTGTAAATGATTTGTGATTGATCTTTAGAATTTGCTTCTCAAGTACTTCTTGATAGTCTCTAGCATTTGCATCTTGGTTTAGTAGCTTATCGTCTTGCCATACCTCAAACAACCTTGGCTTTAGACCTCTTACAATCTTATACTTGGTTCTGTTGATCTTAAACTCAACCTCAACAACCATATGGTTCTTGTTAACAGAATTAACTAATTGGGTTGTTGCTATACGACGAAATGCTTTGCCATATAATCCATATGCAATAGCATCAATCATCGTAGACTTACCAGCGCCATTATCACCAATGATTAGTGTTGAGGCATTGGTATTAAGATTGATCTCGGTCCAGAAGTCCCCATAGGACAAGAAGTTTTGGAATCTTACTTTTTCAAATACTATCATTCTATACTAAGCGCTTCATTATATAAATTTCTCATCAAGACATTCAACTCATTTTTATTAGTCTTGATTTCCAAACTGTCGATATAGTTACTAACAATCGACAATGTGTCTTCTGCTTCATTTACAATCTCATCGTCATCATCTAGGTCTAGGTTTAGATGATCCTCAACAACCTGAACATTGATAGGTGCCTGGTTCTCGAGGCTTGTAATGAACGCATCAAACAAAGCTGGGTTATTCTTATTCTTGATAATTACCTTGATATACTTATCCTTCATATTTTCAAAGTCAAATACATCTAAATGATCGAAGGTTAGTTTATCATCATCGTACCATAACTTATAGAACAGCTTATATGGGTTCTCAATGAACTCTAACTCTCTTGTGTCAGTATCAAACATATGAAATCCTTTTGGATCATCATAGCATGACCATGTCATCTCATAGGCTGTTCCTAAGTAACTAATGTTTCCTACAGTAGAACGATGATGGTAATGCCCACTGCAAACAAGATCAAACTTGCTAAAACTTTCAGCATCGAATCCTTCATACGATGGCATCCCTTTATACATTTGAAATCCGTTGAGCTCAAGGTGTCCCAATAGTACTTGAGCTCTGCTACTTTTTATCTCGTCCCAACAGAGATCAAAGTTGTCTCTGCAGATCCAAGGCATTAACAAAATATCCAAACCATCCATATTAAGAGTATGTGGCACACTCCATTCATGACAATTATCATACCCATCGAGCAGCAAGTCAATGCTGTTAACCTCTAATGTGTTCTTATATGTTATGTCATGGTTGCCGACTATGATATGTGTTTCGATCTCTCTTTCTTTCAGAGGATCGAAGAACATCTCCTTTGCGGCCTTTAGTGATGTGTAGGATATAAATTTACGTCTGTCGAAGGTATCACCAAGATTAATTACATTGGTAATGTTGTGCTCATCCAAGTAAGGAAAGAACACCCTATCATAGAACATCTTTTGGTGCTCGGCAACTTTTTGGTTATCGTTCCGAGCACCAAAGTGTAAATCAGTAACAAACGCTATCTTCATAGACGACGGCTCTTCTCTTGTCGAGCTCGTTCTTTATAAAACCTGGCCGTTTCCTTATTGATCACCTTTGATAAACTTTCAAGTTTCTGAGCATATATGTCTCTATTCCAGACACTTTGCTTCTTGTTGCGTACTTCTTTAATCCAGTTTTCAACAACAGATGGAATTGGTTCTGCCATAACTTGTTCCTCATTTGTAGAAGACCTCGACACCACGTGGTGGTTTGGGCTTAGGTTTCTTCTTCTTAAATTCTTTTTCCTCAAAGCTGGTAACGAAGTCTTTCATGTAATCACTGCTTGTATTTGCATACGAAACATACCCACCATTACCGGTACTGTCAACAACTAACGTATCGTTTAATACTGCATTCTCCAAAGACTTGTGTTTGATATACAGCTGCTTCTTTTCTTTCTGTATACGTCTAAGAAATGCATAATAGATAATCTGTGTGAAATAGGCAAACGGATTTTTTGACTTTTCAGGGTCAAAGTTATCAATATAGTTCACACAGTTTTCAATCCCATCACAAACCATTTCATCCTTAAATGTATAGTTTGCAAAATTGGGCTTTGTGGCTAAACGGTTTGCTATTTGTAGTAGACATTCTCCAATATAGTCTGGTATACGAGGCTTATTATCTCCTGATTGTTCAGCTTCGTCAACAGATTTTTTATAGTCTACCATTACGAGATACAATTGCTTGTTATCTACGTAGTGCCTGCCCCCCTTTCTAGGCATCAGTGCACCGTCTTACCAGCTCCGAGAGCAAGCTCTCGGATATGCTCCTTATATTCTTTAATCTTTTTTTCTTCATCACTTTGAACCTCGTGTACTGTTTCCACATTTTTTATATACATCTCGTAGTTTTCTATTACCGGCTTGGTAACATCAGTACGATAAAATACTAGGTCAGACTGTTTAAAGTCTTGAACATCTCCATAACTAAACAACAGGTAATCTGAACATACAATCCAAGTATGGCCAGTCGGACTTATAGAACGGTGCAGTTGCACAGGTCGTCTTATAGTCACAAATTCGTCATCTATTCTCTCAATTATACCCATGACCTCTTCACCGTTGAATAGTTTTATTACAACATATTCTTCGTCGGACATTTTCTACTCCTTTAGGTTATAACTGTGAATACTATACTCAAATTGTTCTTCATTATACAGCTTTACTCGTTCACCATAATGTCGAAGTGTATAGTTAATCCACTTTCCATTTTGTAGATCATCAACAATATCATACAATTTACTCTTGTCTTTACTCTCGTGCGTTCTTAATGATCTACCAATAGATTGTAGAACGCGTATCTTAGATTTGGAAGGAGCACCAAAAATTATGTTATGCAAGTTCTTAATATTAATGCCTGTACTAAATGTTCCATATGAGGCAACAATTAATGCATTTGTATCATTCTCAACAATTTCTCTTATTTCATTTCGTTCTTCACCTTTTACACCACCGTAAACAAAGTGGCTGTTCTTTTCTAGTGACTGGGCCATATCAAACAATTCCTGGCCATGTCGAACAAAATTAAATAATAGTAACGAATTTCCTTCCAAAACCTTGCATAACTTAATTATAAACTCATTTCTAGCACCACTATCTACGAGATAGTTTATCTCGTCTCTGTACTTAGCTCTTGCTTGCCTCTTTCTATTTTGTTCATGATGCTTTAGTACACATATATTTATCTTCAAATCTGCTAAATTCTTCTTTTCTATTAGTTCTGCAGTGGAAGTTACTTTTTCAACGGGGCCAAACAGTCCTTCAAGAACTAATCTATGCGTCTGAGATCCATCGAGTGTACCAGTAAACCCAAATCTGTATGGTGTGTTATCAAGTTTTGACATAATATTGGTGAGTGATTTTGCCTTGAAAAGGTGGGCCTCATCTCCAATAACCACGTTAAATTGCTTGAACCACTTCTTTGGCAGCTTGTAAATACTTTGCCAAGTAGTGACAGTAATCTCATGCACAATCTCCTTATCTGCTCCAGCTGTTATTTTCTGTACTTCTTTGTCGTATCCATACTCTTGAAAGTCACTTGCCATTTGATGAACAAGTGCAGTTGTTGGAACAACTATTAGCTTTTTCATTGTAGCATAGTGGCGGCAAAGCATATAGATGATCAGGGACTTACCAGAAGCTGTAGGAGACAGAAGAAGACACCTGCGGTTACGTACTGCATGTGCTATGGCACTCTTCTGGTAGTCCCTTGGCTCGAGTGTTAATTGCACACTCTTTGCCAGATCATCTACTTCACTATCTTCAAAGATAGCTTTGGTCGTTAGTTTTTTATCGACTTCTATCGGAATGTCTCTAACTCGACAAAAGTCACAAATATAGTCTGTTAAACCAACATAAATGCTCCTCGTCACTTGGTTAAACAGACGAATCTTTCCATCCCAATGTCTGTTTCTGACTGCCGGCATAAACTTAGCACCTGGTACATCAAACGTAAAATAATCTGACAGCTCTTGAGCTTCAGATGGTTCACACTCAACCTTTAAATGTAAATCGTTTGCATACTTCAGACTGATCATATACCGACCTTAAACTTTTCCCAGGTAATAGCATTATTGATTTGATAACTTCGTATACTTAATGTCTTGATTACACTTTCAAGAAACTCAACCTTCTCCTTTAGATACTCTACTTTAAGATCCATTGCAGCTACATCTTTATCTGCTTCTACATGCATTGGTACATCTTGCTTGAGTATCTTTAATGGATTCTGATCCCATCCAAGACTATCAAGATCCTCTTCAGACATAATACCCATATACCAAATAGCTTTATTCTTTTTTAGCAACTGAAGGTCCTTCTTTGCTTTTGTATATGATAGCCTCTCGTGACTGAAAAACTTATAGTACTTGTGGTGTAGCTGAGGGATTTTGATAGACTCTTCACCTAGCTCGGTCCTATCGATCTTGCTGTCGGCATCCCATTCATCCCAATAAAAGTCAAGTTTAGCCATAGTGTTCTCCTAACCACAACCCGCATTATACTGCGGTCTGCGGGAGAGGTCAACTCATTATTTGGTGATGAATGCTGATGTAGATACTTCGTCCCGTCCACCGGAGCCGAGATCAAATATTTTGAATTGTCTATATCGGAACGAAACCTGACACTCAATGTAGTTGACACTCGTTTCTTGTGTAGTGAATGTAATGTCAGAAAGGCTTACTGGATAAGCGTCTTCATAAAGGATTGACATATTAGGTTGCATTGCAGAGTTGGTAATCGTTAATGTAGCATCACTGAATGCTGCATTTTGATCGAGGGATAGTTTGGCATCCTCAGCTTTGTATATTTCTTTGGATTGTTGAAACGACTCTGGAAAACCTAACTGGATCATCCAATTGTATAACTCAAGGTAGTTCTTCATATCTTCATCAACCTTGAATGTGATAAACAGATCTCCATATCTTAGATGATCACCAATCTGTGGTATCGATACAAATGGAGATGGTGTTTCCAAATCACCTAATTGAACTGAGGGTATGTTAGCAGACTGCAAGAAGTAGTTTGCATGTGGTATTTTTTGAATTGAGAAGTTGAAACCAAGCGGTGAAAGATAATTTGTATTATCTGGTTGGTTTGCTAATGCTCCTACATTTTCTGAAGAGACTGCCATATATCTACTGTCCTATAATCTGACTTCTTTGCAAAAGAGACTTGCACTTCATTTATTACTGCATCAATTTCCTCATGCCAAAAATTAAGGAACTTATGTACCCGAGGTATCTCAGGAACAATGTCCTTTGTTTGCCAGATGAATTGATTAAGCACGTTATTGTAATCTGGCATCCAATAATAAACATGCACTGTTACCAATTCTTTTACTATCATATAGGTATTTATACAAAAAGAAAGGGGTGGTCCGAAGACCACCCCCAAGTAGATTACCGCTACTTTCTTCTTCTTATTACATGATGTTATCGACGACGATCTTACGATAGTACTCGTTAGAATCAGCACCAAGCGCGCCAGTAGCTGCAAGAGCAGTTGTACCTCTGGCAAATGGATTCTCGATGACTCCATAACGAGTCTTGAATCCAATTTTTGGCTGGAAGGTGTCTTCACCAACCGCACGGACCATCTGTAGTGGTACGTATGGGCAGTAGAACAGACCAGCATCAAAAGCGCTGGAGCCCTTATAACCGACGGTCATGTAGTTACCTGTCGTATAAGGATCAATGTAAACTCTAATTCTGCCGTTGAGAACACCAGCAAATGTGTTGCCTGTGTCATCTACGCTCAGGTTGTTAGAGTTAAGTGCTGGAGCGTAATCAAGAACACCCGCCATCTGAAGTGCCGAAGCAACATCCGAAGAGCAGATGATCATGTTACCTTTGCCCCGACGAGTGCCTTTGGCAATACTGTTTGCCTCACGCTCGATCTGGAACATAAGCCCCTTGAATTTTTCAACCATCCAACGACCGTTTGAGTCGGTGTCAAGGTCGAACTTACCGGCTGTGGTCGTGTCATCTTGGGCACCGACCTTAGCTACTACGTTAACTGTCCGGACAATCTCACGGTTGATCTCAGCAAGGATCTCTGTGGAGAGAATGTTGGCCAGCTCGGACTCAGCGTCAAGACCGTGAATGGCTTTCAGGTCCTGTGCCAATTCCATTGTGTACTCAGCTTTGAGCGCTCTTGACTTTGCAGTCACAGCAATCTTCTCAATGCTGAATGCCATTTCTGGGAACGCATTACCGGAACCGTCACCAAGACGTTCAGCCTGAGCTGTCGTCATGCCAGCGGCAAAGTTGTACAGTTCGACGTTAGAAGCCGAGCTGTTCAAGTAACCGTTACCAACGAACGTACCAAGGTTCTGAGTAGCAGCGCCAACTGTTGCGTTGGTCGAGCTATCTTTGTCCAAGGAATGACCGGTATTAACTTCGTTATAGAATGTCTCTGTTCCAGACTGAGACGTAACCCTAGATCTCATGGCAAAGATAAGTCCGGTAGGACCAGTCATTGGCTGGACACCGCAAATATCATAAGCAACGAGGTTAGGCATTGCACGACGAACCAGGCTGATAAGCACTGGGTCGTAAATGTCAACAGCACCGTCACCAGCTGTGGATGACGAAGCACCCATGGCGTTGGTTGGCGCCGCTTCGAGCAATGACTGAGGATTAAAGCCCGCGGACTCTCTCAGAGCATTCTCTGTGTTTTCCAAAACAACAGCCGTTACATTGCGTTTGTGAACATCCTTAATTTCTTCGAGATCAGGATGCTCAAGGATAGGCTGCCACTTTGCTTTTAGTTCTTCTGTAAGCATGTTGCTAACTCCTTTGAATATATCTCTATTTCTTTAATGTTCTAGAGATGGCTTGAGCATACGCAGCCATCGGTCCCGTACCAGTAGGTTCTGGTGTTTCAGGATCTACCTCTACAGGATCGTCGTCCAGATTATCTCTTGACTCAGACACGGCTGTCTTAAAGTTGGCTTCCTTAATCACTTCCAACTTCTTCACGAAATCATCATATTCATCATAATCAACACTTTCGGCCAGTTCAGCAAACTCGTCCTGCTGCTTCAATGTCATCCCTTTCGAGATTTCAGTAACAGCAATGTAACGTGCTTGGTCTTCTACGGCCTTATTAAGCTGAATGATCATATCGGCAGACTCTTCAAGCTGAGCATTAACTTCTTCAGCTTGTTCTTCGTATGCTGCAACAACATCAACTTGCTCATCATCAACTTCGATGTTGTGTTGCGCAAACAACTCTTTCATACCTTCGATCATGCTGTCAGCCATTTCTACTTTAATAGCAGACTCGACAGCAATTTGGTTTTCCTGCATCCACTGCTCAGCAACATAATCCATATAATCGGATACTTGCTCAGACAGTTCGGATCTAATTTGCTCACATTGTTCTGTGAGTTTTTCTTCATACTGCTCTTTAAGAGCTTCTTCCACAACAGTGGCTTTTGTATGAAGGGCTGCTTCAAATAGGGTTGCAGCTTCTTCGAAAAATTCTTCTGTAAGCCCTTCTTTATCAGCAAACAACGACTCAATGTCTTCTTTGACTTTCATCGGTGCCATTGAATGTAGCTTCATTGGGGCTTTTGCGTCTCCCTTTGCGGAAATGCTAGCCATGTTACCACCCTGAGAAACCATTTTCTCATAAGTGTTCTTGGCTTGACCTGGCGTCATAGAAGCAAAGGCGTCAACCACCTTTTGAATAACTCCCGTCTTACCAAGTTTTTCCATTGGCATTGCGTTTTTCTTATCGGCTTTACGAGCAGACGAACCAGTGGAGATTGGATCGGGCACACTAGAGGCCTCACCGGAAGCCTGAAACTCGACAAGCTCTTCCTCGTTCTGATTCTCTACGTCGTCAGCGGCCTCAAGAGTTTCATCGACAACTTCGTCGACTTGCTCTTTAATAACTTTTTTTCTGGCCATCTCGTGACTCCTTATGGTTCGGTATGTTTATTTATAATATATAATAACTCTATAGGGTCTTCAAAAACTTGTCAAACACTTGTAAGGTCTGTTCTTGAAGCCTTTTGTAGTCTTTATCACCTAATTTTTTGATGTTTTCGACAACTTCCATTGCACGATAGCTTCCAGAAGCTGCGTCATACACCCAATCAACATCCTCCATTACACCGTTAACAAATGCTTGTGGTGCGGAAGGATCAGCAACGATATCAGCTGCTGTAGACAGCTGAAAATCGTCTTGGACGACTTGACAGCCTCCTCTTTCACGAAGAGTGCCCATACCGCGGGAAGAAACTCCCAACTGCGCACCTTCGTCAATGAGATTCTTTACAATATTTCCGTATGGGGTATCAAGGATCTTTGCTCGACCAATGATATTGGTTCCGTCTTCGGAAAGTGATTTAATCATATGGGAGACTCTCTCTAGGTTGATTGTCGGTCCATTTGGATGACCAAGCTCACCATATGCTCTGTTCTTTTGAATGTACTGTTCGTTATACCTATTGACTTCTTTTCTCATTGTCTCCATTGGATACATTCTACCGTTGCGGTTAGTTATATCTGCTTGGAGAAAGACACCTTCAAGGAAATGACTCTTCTTGCCGGTTTCTTTGTCTTCGGTAATTTCAACCTGTACGTTTTCAATAAGTTCTGTTACTAGTTTCATTAGCCTGTCCATCCTGATGCTTTTTTGCATTCCAAAATGATGGTACCAGACGTTCCTCTGGTAACTACTTCAATGTCTGCTGATGTTGCTGTGGTGTTTGTTGCACTTGCTGTAATTAAACCAGCCGAGCCATCATAGTGGCCTGTGCCTACACATCTAAATGCTGCTGTATCTGACGATGCACCTTTGAACTCCAGTAGAACATCACCGGTGTTACCAGCTGCTGTACCCTGAGTAAGAGCCCACCAGATTCTTCTGATATCTACTTTAGCACCATTAGCAAAAGCTCCGATACCAGAGCCATCTAAGCCCGTGTTGTCGGCAGCTGTGTCGTTATCGATATCCATAATCACGGTGATTGCAGAATCTGTATCTCTTAGAGTTCTGGTTGCAAAAGCCATTAGTTCAACTCCCTTACCCAGTTCATCAGGTGATCGTTAGTCAAACGATTCTCAGCAAACTTGCCCATGAACGCTTGTTTATTTTCGTCTGTAAGCGCTTCATAGAATTCACTGAGCTTGTCAACATCTTCCTGTGAAAGTTCTATTTCCGTTCCGTCCCCTAGTTGGAACGAATGTTCAATCTCTTCATAAGCTGCAACTGATTGCTCATGTTCTTGATCAGCTATTCTAGCCTTCTTGCTTTGCTTAGCGCCACTGAACACATCATCAGTACTGCTGCCAGCTCTTTGTTTAACAGGATAATCCGTTTTCTGGATTACGTGCTTATCTCTGAAGGCTTTCTCAGCTGGAGCTGCGGGATTGGTATAGTCATCCTGCTGACCTTGTCCTTGGCCAGGGGTAGGAACGATATCAATCTTCTTCGTTGCCTTCTCCGTCATGAATTGTTTCATCGTCTTCATTAGACTCTACCTCATCTTCTTCGTTATCTGTTTCAGCCTCCGCATCTGCCTCCAACTCTTCTTCGTCTTCGTCTTCTACTTCAGCTTCTTCTGGTTCTTCCGGCTCCACACCATTAATTGCATTTGCTACATTCATTCGTGCTTGATCTAGTTTATCAGCAACCTTGTCTGCCATGGCGGCGTCAAACATAGCATTAAATTCATTTGGTTTCTTGGCTGCAGCCGTATTAACCATGTCGTCGATTGTAAACTCCACATCAGCCATAAATTATCTCCATTTATTTATAATCCATTTACCCTTGACCACCCAGATCACGCTCCATATCATCGGTCTGATCCGGTCCTTCATCACCTGCATCGGCCATTGCTTGTCCAGCTGCGGCTTCAGCTTGTGCTTCAGCGTCCATTTGTTGCTGCATTTCTTCAACTTGATCTTCTGTTTGGTGAAGAATATGCTTTTTAACATACTCAGAACTAAAGTATTTACCAACATAGTTTTCAATGTTGCCTACAGCACTAATACGTTCATTCATAATGTCAAGGTTTTTCAATTCAGTAAAGTGGTTGTCTTGACGGAAATCATATGTTATGTTCTTCCGTATTTGAGACCACTCTTCAAACGTCATTAATCCTTTGATCAGCAATTGTCTTTCCATTGCTTTATCAAACAAATGACAGAATCTCATTCTTAATCTTTGTACAAACTTTTGGAACCTTACTTCATCTCTATTAATTTCTGTTGCACGACCAAGAGACATGCCAGCATCAGGTTCTAACCTTGAAATTGGTACATTCAAGGATTTGTATAGTTTTCTTTGGAAGTAAAGAACATCATCCATTTCACCAAGGTTTTGTCCACCAGGTAGCGTTGTAATTTCTGTTCCTCGGCCACCCTCACGTCTTGGTAGCCAATAGTCTTCCAACATTGTCATAAATTTACGATCATCTCTGACGTCACCTGTTGCAGCATCATAGACAAGTCTATTCTTATGCTTGACCATCATATCTCTAAGATATTGTTCAGCCTTCATCTTAGGAAGGTTGCCAACATCAATATAAAAGATACGGCGCTCAGGTGCTCTTGCTATTCTGTAAATGACCGTAGCATCTTCTAAGATGCGTAACTGGTTAAGAGGTTTGATAGCCTTGTGTAAATGAGATAGAACCATTCTATTATCTTCACTCATTACACCTGAGGTGCACTGAATGATTGTGTCAGATGCTATCTTGACACCTTGGTTCATACCTGCAGCTGTTGGGCTACCTCCAGGATATCCTGTAAATCCTTTTTCGTTAAACAAGTAGAACTCACTTTGGTCTCTTGTAACTTGGACTTGTGTTCCTGGTACTCTTTCTTTCTTTGTGTTTCTGACTTTTTTGATCTTTCTAGGATCAATAAACCTCAACTCAAGGATTCCTCTTTCTACATCTTTTGGATCAATAATCACATGATAATGTAACCTACCATCAATGTACCACACACGAGCAATCTCATATGCTTTTTCATTGAACTCCAAAAGCTCAAGAATTGTATCAAACTCTTCTTTGAGGATCTTCTTGTTGCGGGCAGACAAGCCTTCTACGAGATCAAGATTGATATCGACTAGCCTGTCTTGTTCATCATATACAATGAACTCATGTACAATGTCATCGATAGCATTGTCACACTCTGGTGACATTGACATTCGACGATATCGTGTTACGAGTTCTGATTCAGTTCTTGTAGAACCTTCGAGATCGACATATGTGCCATACATGCCACCTTCTGTGACAACCTGGGCACCATCGTCGGAAATAGGAGGGGCAAAGGAAGCTGGAAGCTCCCTTTTACCCCTCGTAATAGTAAATCCAAATAGTTCAGCCATGGATTCGTTTCACCTTTTTCAATTCAATAATGTATTAATTTCCACCAGCGTTACCGGTAATACCTCCATCAACTTCCCACCAATCGTATTGGAAGGTCACTGAGAATTCTTCAATCTGATCATTTGCATCCCATGCAACCTCAATTGGTGAGATTTCAATTGGGTAGATCCCGTTGAAAGTGTATTGTCTAATCGGAACACCAGTTTTGCTAAACTGAACAACTTGAGCGTTTTCTTTGTACTGCAGTGGAGAAGCAGAACCAAACTTACGAAGGTTCCCAAGATGAGAATTAATATTCTGCATCCATTCTTCCATTGAGTTACGAATCAGAAAATCTTCATCGTTGATAACTGTTACCGACCATTCTGCAAAAGTCCTATCACCAGCAATCTTAATCTTCCTGCCGAAGTAAGGAACTTCGATAGTTCCAATACTAGAAGCTGGAATCTGAGACCCCTTCACCATAAATGGGATTTTGACATCACCAGCCGCATTGACTGGGTTATTCATAATCACCTGGAATAGTGTAGGCCTGGCGCCGCCAAGAGCTAACTGTGATCTGATTTCGTTGATATTTAAAGCCATCGTGCTCTCCTTCTACTATCTATTTAGCTTAGAATTGACCGACGACTTCGGAGAATTCAACGCCCGTCCTGACAGCAACGAAGTTAAGCTGGATGAAGTTGATCGAACGAGCTGGCTTGATGT